TCCTTGATACGTTCAGGTCCGTAGTGCCGGCCGAATAGCACGCCGAGAAGCGCCGCGACGGGGATGAGTCCGAGCCACCGCGGGCTCATGCTGCCCTCTTGGAGTCTGCGAAGAATTGCTGGCATCTCTCACGGAATACGCGGTTGTTCCACCATCGTCGAAGCCGACGAGTGTTCCGCTCTGCGAGCTCGACAAGCTCCTCGGTGATCTTCTCATCGTCGCACCAGCGATTGACGCCGCTTGAACAGGTGCCGTCGCACCAGACGAAGTGGAGCGCGTCCAGTTCGCGGTTCTTCCGTTCGAGCGCCTCTTGCTGGATGCGAAGTTGCCGGCGCAGTTCCTTGATGGTCTCAGCATCGCTCATCGGCAGTACCTCGCGCCCACGGCGGCCCCGTCAGCGTCTGACGGCCACGGCAGCGCCGCCATGTTGTGCCCCACCGCCTGGTCGTACAGTGTCGGCGCCTCTTGCATGATGGCGCTCCTGTCGTGGCCCAGGCCCAGGACGTGCCCGAACTCGTGCGCCGCGATGACGTAGACGCTGCGGATGTCCGACATGACCTGGAAGCGCACTTCTGCCGAGTCAGCCGAGCACCGCCACGTCCCGGCCGTCGCGCCAAGGGCTCGCTCGAGCTGAGCCGGCGCCCCGCATGCCGTCCCGTCGTAGGTCGACACCGTCACCCGCGCGTCGGCGGCCTCTCGCAGCACGTCGCACCCGGCCGCGTGGTTCCAGGCATCGACCGCGTAGTGCAAGCTGCCGTCGAACACCGGATCGATGCCGTCCCAGCGCACCGTGATCGGCACGGCGGACCACTTCGGGTCGGGCAGCCAGTTGACTTGCTGGCGACAACCGGCAAGGGCCAACAGGACGATAAGCGTCCTCACTGCGCGTCACCCATGCCGTTGCCGCCCCACATGGCAAGGCGGTCGCCTGCTCTGACATCGACGTGGATCCAACCAGGATACAGGCCGAGCCCGCCGATGCGGATGATGCCGCGGTCGTGCAGCTCCTTCGTCAGCCTGTGCAACGACGCCACCCGCTCGACAGTCGGAGAGGCGGCAGGGCGAACGTCTGCGGCGCGTCCCTGGATGTGCTGGCTGTTCTGGGCCACGCCAGACACGCCGCCGTTGCGAGCCGCGCTAGCCTTCGCCAGCGCCTCGTTGTAGGCAGCAGTCCGGTAGCCGCAGACGACGGCGATTGGACCGTCCCAGGCATCACGGATGGCGTCGAGGGCGGTGCAGAGCGCCTGTAAGCGGTCATCGACCCATGCGGCGGGGTAAGGATCGCCACTATGGCAGCGGAACTCGTCGACCGTGAAGAATCGTGACCTCATCTGTCGTCTCCGTCTTTCCGCGGAGGGAAGCGCCTCCGCTCGCCGTGTGGCGGCGGCAACTTCGCCGCGCGCCGCTCCGGTCCGAAATACAGCTCCCATTCCCCGAGGCGCAGAACCATGTGGACCGCACATACCGACCAGCCACCACCGGCCGATGCGATGCACGTGTGATAGCGAAGCGCCTCATGCACGGAGCCTGGGGCAGGCGCAACGATTTGGACTGGCATCAGCTTCCAGCACTTCCAGCACGCGCCCGGGTCTTCCAGCTTGGTCGGCGTCTCCTCGCCCTTGAACGGGACTTCGAGGTCGTCGTCGTACTCGAGGACGTATTCTGGCTCGGTGTCACCCACCGCCGGCTCCCCTCGCCACCGCATCAACAACGCAGTCGTGCAGGTACCGACGGGTCTCCTCTGCCGCCTCGCTTAGCTGCTTGAGCAGCTTGTCCATCGCTACCGCTCGCTCGATGAGCGAAGAGTCGTCAGGTCGACCAAGATAGCGTTCCATTTCGACAAGAGCAGGCCCAACCGTTCCGACGATAACGCCGAGGTCGGAGCAGCCGTAGCGGCCTTCTCGCCGAGTCTCTGCCGGACGATCACTTCCCGCACCCGTTGCAGCATCACCCCCGGCGAGTCGTCGTTCATCATGGAGCGACACGCGGCTCCTGTTGGTTGATGGTGACGGGGTGATTGTTGTTGCTCGTCACCGCAGGAGCAGACCGCGCCAGGGCGTATTCACCCGCGATGATGCCCGACGCGATCATGTACAGCTGCTGGTCGCACACCTTGAATATGGACGCCGCGACCGCCACCGCGGCGGCGATGGAAATTGCTGTCAGGTGGCGACCTTGGTCTGTCATTGTTAGGTGTTCGGAAGCGTCACGTTGCTCGGCGTCAGCATGATGAAATGGTCGTTGTCGAGCTTCTGCGAGGCAGCGGTAGTTCCGTTCGCCACCCAAAACCTAGGCAGCGTAAACCCGCCGTTGTTTGCCGCCATGGTGAACGAGACAGGCGCCTCGTTGTCGAAGGAAAATTTGACCACGCGGGCAGTGCCGGTCTGCCAAACCTCCACATAGTGCCAGTTCGCGTCGATGGATACGGTTGACAGGGTTGCTGCGGTGTTGTCCTCGACCATAAACTTTGTGGTGCTTGCGAACGCGCCGTCTACGCCGATGTAAACCGAGTTCGTCGCAGAGCCTGACGCCTTCGTAAGCTCGATGTATTGCGCGGCCTTGTTATCGACCGTCGTCGGAACCCTGAAAACCCAAAACAGATACCACCGACTGGCCGTAATCCCCGGGTCTGGAATCAGAGACGGAAGGTCGGTGCCGGCGCCGATCGGCGCAAGGACGCTGCCGCTCGCCGAGCCGCCAGAATCCATGCGAGCGACACCGCCTGACACGTCCTGGAGAATCGACACGGCGCCCGTACCGCCGAGCGTGGTTTTCCACTTCGACGCTCCGGCGCCGAGCTTATCGGTGAACGGGTCTTCAAAAACTGCCGGCGTCGACGTGAACACGCCAAGTGACTGCGCACGCTTGAGCGCGAAGGCGCGGTAGTCTCCGACGGCAGCAATATCCCCCCTGACGACCGACATCAGCCGTTCCCCCTTTCCTCGCTGTCGCCTAGGATCGAAAATCGCCACCTGGTAAGAACGTTCGCGCTGTTCGCATACTTGACGCGAACCTCGGGGGCGCTGACCTTCACAAACGTCTTCACGTAACCGCTCGCCGTCTGGTACGTGAACGACTGCGCAGACAGGTTCTCCCAGTTCGCGCCGCCATCGTTTGACTCGTCGATGGTTACGCCAGTGGCAGCAGAGTCGTGCGAAGAGTTGAGGTTGATGACGAGCATCTTGAACCGCGCGCCAGCTCCGCGAGGGCCACCAGCCTGCACCGTGCTGTCGTATAGGGTCACCGTCGATCCACTACCTGGGGTAGTCGACACGCCGTTGACCTTGTCGCCGGTCTTGCTGAGAGTGTGCCACCCGTGCATGTCAGACATCGTCGTCTCCTATCGTCCGAGCGCCTCTGCGCGCCGCTTCTCGAGTTCACGTTGCGCGGCGAGCGCCGCAAGGATTTGGTTCGTCTCTGCCGACTGCGCGACACCGCCGATAGCCTGTGCTCCGCCGGCCGGTGCGTAGAGGTAGCGACCGCGGAATGCATCCATGTTCATGCCGACCAAGTCTTTCCACCTCTTGAGCGACGTCGGGTTTTCGCCCTTCGCGTTCAGGTTCCGCAGCTTGTCCGGGTTGAGCCCGAATTCTAGTTTGCCCTTGGCTCGGACGAGGTCAGGAAGGTCAACTTGCCGCTCTAGTTCAGGGTGCCGAGAAACGAACCCTGGCAGGTCCGCGCGTTCTGCCATCGCACCCGCCGCCTCGGAATCGTTGTTTCGGTTGCGAAGGATCTGGGCAACCTTGGCATTCTCCTCCATCCGACCCTTGAGCAGCTTTGCCGGCTGGGTAGACAAGCCGAGCGACGCGCGGTCTACCTCCTGCATGTTCATGCCGCGCTCATAGATGTCGTTCGCTTCCGCGTACGGTCCCTCGTCGACCAGCACCTTGGCAGCGTTCGCCAGCGACTTGAACGACTGATCCTTGATGTTGCCGGTTCCGGCCCCGGTGTTCAGGCCGTACTTGGCCAGGCTCTGAAGCCGCTGCTTGGCAACATTCAGATCGGCTTGCGACATCGTCACGCGGCCGTCCTCTCCCATGACGGCGCCGAGGTCTTGCAACTCGCGTTTGATGGCGGGCCGCAGGGCCTCGGGCAGCTCCCCGACTGTCTGGATCAGCGAGGTAACGTCGGTCATCTCCTTGCCGGCCTGACCATAGTCGACGGGTTCGCGAGCGGCCTTATACGGAGCCTCGACGTTCTTCTCGAAGTCCTCGGCCATCCCGCGGCGGATATTCCTGGCGCCGATGGCGCTCGCCTTGCCGACGTTTGCCCGGGAAGGCTCAAGCCCGGCGATTTCCTCGACGCCTGACCCGCTATCGAGCGGCCCGACGTTACCGCCGTGTTTCTCCCACAGTGCCCTTGCCTGCCCGCCTGCGCTGCCACGGATGGCAGACCCGGCTTTCTTGAGCACTGCTCCAGCCGCGGGAATGAACGCTCCGATGGCGCCGCTCTCGATGATGTCATTGCCGCTGCCGCCCGTGACAGCCGTCTGGGTAGCTGAGTTCGCAGCGCCCGCAAGAATCGGATGCGCAGCGCCTCCAAGCAGAGCACCGGCGCCCATGCCAAGAGTACCTGCCAGCACCATCGTCGCCAGCGGGTCGTTGGCGTACACGTCCTCGTCGCGGCTGCGCTGTTCAGGCGTGCGTCCGGCCACGACGCGATCGGTGTGGATGACAGAATCGACCGCCTGCTCGGGCGACAGTCCGCGCGCCATGAGCGCTTCGTATTCAGGCGCGCGCGAAGGAAGCTTGGCGGCTTCGGCGGCGTAGTTCGTCGGCTTGTATGGAGACGAGGAGCGCTCACGGCGCGCACGGATTCTGGACGCGATCTCGGCATCGTCCATGCCTTCGCGCTTGGCCGTCTCGTAGAACTGACGTTCGAGTTCGTCCAGTGCCACTAGAACCCGTGCTCCCTTTCGAAATCGGACACGGACTTGCCCTTGCCGCCGCTCTTAACCGCATCGGAGCGCGATTCGTCCTTGGACTTGCGCCGTGGTGCCTCTAGCTGCCTGGTAGCAGCCCCGCCGAGGCGCGCCTGGTCCTCCATGTAACGCCGTGCTGCCGCTCCGCCGCCTGGCGAGTTCGGCCCGTACTGGTTGAAAAAATTCTGCCACTCGGTCGGGCTGATTGCGGCTCCTGACTGCGCGCGACCTATGGTCTCCATGTAGCGCCTGACGTTGGCGAAGTAGTTCGCCGCCTTCGGATCCAGCCCTTCGGTTTCGCTCTGAGGGATGGCCCCCGCCCCTTGTGCAAGCCCAGCGATGCCACCGCCGATGATTGACCCGATGCCGGTTCCGGCCCCGGCGCGCTGGGCACGGTCTACCCACTTCTGGTTGTTGAGCCACTTCTGAATATCTTCGTGGGTAGGCTCGTACCCGGAAGCGGCGATGTCTCCAAGGGCGCGCTGTCCGATGGCAGCTTGACGTGCGTCCTTGGCCTGCCCCTCGGTCGGAGTGACCTGAGTGCGGACGGCGCCGACTGTTTTCGTCGGGGCCACGCTGCCTGCCTGCTGTGCGACTCGGTAGGCGCCCTCGATGTCGCCTGGGTTGTCGGTCAGGTGTTGCGCAATCGCGCGCCCAACCTCGGGGTTGTCGTCGCCGGCCTGCGCCCGTCGCGCGCCAGCATTCGCCATTGCCGCCCGGTACATCATCTGGTGCCACTCGTCCTGTTTGCCGACGGTAGGCTTGTACTGCGCGTCGCGGTTGTCGGTCGCCATCTGCTTCCGATAGTCGGCGACGGCCTTGGCGATCTCATTCGGCGGCATTCCAGCATCGACCATCGCCTTGACGACAGGCTGGAAATCCTGGTCGACCGCGCCCATCAGTGGCGCCAGCCGTTCCTGCTGCTGGCGCAGCGCCTCGGACCTCGCTGCCTGCGCGGCGTTCGGGTCAATGCTGACCGGGCCAATCGGTGACGTTCCGGTATACGTCGGCGAGCGCCTGGAAGCATCGGCCAGCTTCGCGCGATAGTCGTTCTGCTCGGTGTCCTGCTGCGTCTGAAGCTGCTGGTTCTGCGCCACGACAGACGGGTCATTCGCCTGCTCGAATCGCTTCCGATCGGACTCGGCTTGGCCGGCAAGGTCCATCACCTCGTCGGCGCGCTTTTCGGGCTGCTCGGGCGGCGTGCGGGCGCTTAGAATGGCGGCCTGCTGCGCGATCTCAGGCGTAGCGCGTGGGCCGTACTCAAGTTGCGTTGGACCGATATCGCGCTTCTCGGGCGCCACCGGCATCTGCGGCTGTTGAGCCGTCAGGTTGATGCCGTATGCACGGGCGAGCGACATGCCAGACTCGGGGTCGTAGTCGGCACTCCCGGGCGTCAACATGGACTTGATCTTCGGGATGGCGTTCGCGACATCCATGCCCTGCTGACGCTGCTCCAGCGCCTGCGTGTGGCGGATTTGCTCATCCAGGCGGGCGTTCTCGCGGTCCATCGTCTGCTGCCGCATGAGCGTCTCGGCGCGCTTGGCTTCCTGGTCCTTCTTGACCTGCCTAGCGTGCGCAAACTGCGCAAACACGTCCGACATGTCGACGGGCGTGGGCATGATGTATTGGAACGCCATGTCCTACCCCCCGCCGAAGATGGCCATGAGCGCGCTCAGTGCGTTCTTGCTTCCCTGCTGCGTCTGATTAGCGGCAGCCGCAGCTGCGCCGGTGCCTGCCGTTGCCGATCCGGTGCCAGCTTCGACGGACTGCTGACCGCCCTGGCCGTAGAAGCCGCTGTACAGTCCCGCCTGGAGAGCGGCCGACTGGAATAGCTGATTCAGCTCATTGTCGATTCGCGTTTGGCCTGCTCCCTGCGCGTTTCCTGCGCTCTGGAAGTAGCTATTCAGCCAGTTAAGCCCCGTCGAATCGACCTGTCCAGCGAGTTGCCCTTGCAACCCGAGCCGTGCGAGCGCCTGCGAGTCGACCTGATTCGCGCCGGACATGGCCGCGTTGTAGCGGTTAAGGCCCTGCGTGTCGACGTTGCCGGCCATGTTGTTGAGTAGGCCGTAGTTGTTGTAGATGGACTGGTCGACCTGACCGGCGCCGGTCATCGCGGAGTTGAACCGATTGAGACTCTGCGTGTCCTGCTGCCCGGAAAGTGACCCGAGCAGACCCATGTTGGCGAGCGTCGTCGCGTCCGACTGCCCGGCCATCCCGGTGATTCCGGCCAGCCCGGCGAGGCGCTGCTGGTCGGACTGGCCTGCGAGAGACCCGAGCATGCCGGCGCGAGCGAGGCCCGTCTGATCGGCGGCGCCGGCCGCCCCTAGCCCCGAGTTCAGGTAGTCGAGCGCCGAAGCAGAAGCGGCGCCTGCAAGGGCGGACTGTCCCGACAGGCGTCCGAGCGTCGACTGGTCGGCGAGTCCGGCCATGTTCGTGATTCCAGAGAGCCGCTGCATATTCGCCGTGTCGGCCTGACCCGTAGCGGACAGCCCGAGTTGCGCGGCCTGCATGCGGTCGCCGAACATGTTCTGCGCGAGCGACTGAAGGGCGTTGCCCTGCGCCATGCGCTCGCTCGATGCCTGGCCGGCGACGTTGGCGCCTAGTCCGAGGCGCGACAACTGCGCTTGCTGCGCGGCCCCCTGGAGCTGGCCTTCCTGCTGGTACTGCTGCGCCCGCAGGTTCGCAGACCCAAGCGCCTGCGCGGCCAACGACCCGCCAGCGCCGTACGCACCCCTGGCAGCGGCAGCCTGGTCGATGGTATCGGCCTGCTGCTTCTGGAGCATGTCGTAGTAGGGATTGGTCCGATTCAGGTCTGACGCCGCGAACTGCTCCAGCGCGCCGGGGCCGCTCAGCTGCGATCCGTTCGCACCCAGGAAGCCCTGCGTGTAGTTGGCGCCGTTGTACAGCCCGGAGATGGCGCCCTGGTTCTGCGAGAGCTCCGACGGCGCGTTCGCCTGAGCCATCGCGCTACCCAGGTTGCGCTGCGAGTAGGTGTCGTTCCCGTACAGGTCGAGAGCGTGCGCACCCAACTGCTCGCCGACCAGTGGCGCGCCGTACGGGTTCGACGCGGACAGGGCGCCGATAGCCGTCGGTGCGCCGTAAGCGGCGCCGTTCTGCGCGTAGTATTGCTGCGTCGCCCCGGGGCCGGACAGGCCAGGAGCGAGCGCGCCGAGAGCCTGTGACGAAGCGGACGGCTGGAGGTACTGCGACCCGATGGCGTCGTAGAGCTGACGAGAGTCGCTCGGTCCACCCAGCGTGTTGCCAGCGAGTCCGAGCACGCCTGACGTCGCCGTTGGCTGAGCAAGTTGACCAGCCAGCGAGCCGTAGACGCTCTGACTCATCGTCGGCCCGGACAACGCGCCAGCGGCCTGTCCGAACACGGATCCGGTGGCGGTCGGCTGGCCGAGGTAGCCCGAGTATGCGCCGTACGCCTGCGACGTTGCCGATGGCTGTCCGAGTGCGCCCGCCGCCTGCCCGTAGAACTGCGACGACTGCGTAGGCTGCTGGTACTGAGACCCGTACTGCCCGAAGGCCTGCTCGAGCCATGGCGTAGGCGTAGCTCCCCAGGCCGTGGTTGAGGCGTACTGGTTTCCCTGGCCGCTACTGGCGTCGTAGCCGGTCGGCTGTGACTGCGGCGGCTGCCCTGTCGTCGGCTGGACAGGAGTGAACGCGGAATAGACGTTCTGGTACGGCTGACCAACCGTAGCGAATCCGGGGCGAATAGACGGATCCGACGAGATCGTGGCGAACCCAGGCCTAAGGTTTGAGTTGTATCCGACGTCGGCCACTTAGCCGCCCTGCTTTCCGCCGAAGTTGCTCAGGAACCCCTGCCAGGACGGCGACTGCGCGAAGGCGTTCTGCCGCTGCCCGTACCCGCCGGGCGGCATACCAGACGACGCCTGCATCTGGGGAGCCGAGCCAGAGGACCCGCCGCTGTACTGGGCGAACGGATTAGACTGACCAGCGCCACCGCCGAGCATCGAGCCGAGCTGCTGGTAGATTCCGCGGCCGCTTGGCGCTCCCATGCCGTACGCCTGCGACGCCGGGTTGTTTCGCGGCTGAGAGCCGAACGGATTCGCGCCGGCTCCCATCGGCTGCTGTTGCGCCTGCTGGTACTGCTGGATCTGCTGCTGCGCGTACGGGGCGCCGATGAGCCCCTGGGAGTTGAGCGGCGCTTGGTAGCCGACCATATTCTCCCAGCCGCGATTCCCGTTTCCGCTCGTCGCCCAGCCGTCAGCCTGCGCCTGCTGCGGCGTGTAGCCAGACTGCACGAACTTCTGGAACGCGGTCGACGGGTCCGCCGCGACGGCAGAGTTAGGGCCAGACGTCATCATGCCCATCGACGCCGTTTGGGCAGAACGGTACGCGTTGAGCTGGTCAGCCTTCTGCTTCTGGGCAGCCACCCAGGCGGGGTCCTGCTCGGCCGTGCTGTACGCGCCCTGGATCTGCTGCCACATTTCGGCGGGGACTCCGGGGGGCGGCGTCGAGTAGGCAGGCATTAGAAGTGCCCCGGCCCTTTCCGCGTCTCAACGGCAGGGCCGGTAGACGACAACGGCACGGGGGCGGCGGGCGGTGCGTGACTAGTCCACGGCGCCGGCCCCTGGACGCCGCCCATCTGCGACGGGTCGTAATAGTTCGTCGGAACGCCGTAGATCTGCGAGAGGATGCCGTTGTAGCTATTCATGCTACCGAGGGCCTGCTGGAGGCCTGACATCTGCCGCTGCCAGGCCGTGTCCGATAGCTGCTGTAGGTACTTCTGCGCTTCCTTGCCGGCCTCGCCGACGTCCTTGGCAGATTCTTTGTTAAGAATGTCGCCAGGATCGAAGTAGCTCGTCAAGAGCTTGTCGTCGTGGCCAGCGGCCTTGTCAATGCCGTACCCGATTGGGCCGAGGTATTTCGTGTAGTCGTACCACGCCATGGTTTCCTCCTACGAGATGGCCACCCAGTCAGCGGCGCCCGAGCCTACGGTGCGCGCCTTGTACCAGCCGGCAGGAGAGACCGCCGACGTGTCCTGGTACTCCTGACCAACGAAGGCCGCGCTGGCCGCCGGAGCGCCCGTACCGGACAGAGGCGTCACGCGGAACTGGAGCTCGCGGAGAACGGCCGTCGTCTCCTTCGGGCTCATGTTCTCGGTAACCGGCTTCATGCGACGGCCTCCAGGTCGGTGACGTCGTCTGCCAATTTGGCAATCGACACCTCGTCTGTGCCAGAATAGCGCAACCAGTACCGTCTGCGGCGGAAAACTCCGCCAAAATGGCAATCTACCGACGGATTTGTGTCGTACGGCTGGCCAAGGTCGATGACACGGAACGGCGTAAACCCCTTGCCGTCGTCCTCCACTGCCACCTCGAGTTGCCCTGACGTCGCCCCGAGTGGCGTGGTCCCGCGGCGCATGACGACGCGGACGCGAGCTGAGCGCTTGCGGTGGTCGGTCCCGAAGTCTTGCCAGCCGGTGACGAGCTCGGCGAGGATGGTACCGCCGATGTCTTGCCTAGCGCCTGTGTCAAGCCTGTACAGCCCAGCCGTGCCAGAGGCGCCGACCACGTTGATGTTCTTGGCGTCCCAGAATGCGTGCGTAGCAACCGGCCAGGCCGTATTGGCAGACACGCCGTCGTACAGTGCTCGCTCGCTCCACTTCTGCGCCGTGTAGTCGTACGCCCATGTCCGACCGGCTGTCGGGAATACCCACACCAGGCAGCCGTTGCGGTCGGTATCCTCGCGGTACCCGAAGGCGTCCGAGACGGTCCCCAGGTCGCGCAGGTCACGCTGGATGGCGTCTCCGACTGAGTTGTAGCTACGCCCGTCCGATTTGATGATCCGGCGCTTGTCATCGAGCCAGAAGTAGTAGTCATCGAAGCGAACGATGCTGTGAGCAGCGGAGCACCCTACGTTGATCGTCGAGATGCGCTGGAACGGCGTCAGCGGGTCCGTCGAGATGCCGTGTATCTCGGTGGTCGACGTGCCGAATAGGCCGAGCTCTGCCGTGTTCTCACGGATTGCGACCAAGCCGTCCGGGCGAGCCTCTGCCGTGATGAAGTTGAGAGCCGGCCAGCTCGTATCGTTCCCCTCGCCGAGGTCGGAATATCGGTACCTGCCAGGATTTGCCGGGTCGATGGCCACAAGCCGTTGCGCCAGGTTCGCGATGTGAGTCGTACTCGGAGACGTTCCGCCCAGGCGGGCGGTGTTTCCTACTCCCGTCCATTTTTGGATCTGCAAGCCACCGGCGATGTACAGATTGCTCGGCGACTCTGCAAAAACTGGACGGCCGACTCCTGCGAGCTTGGTCGAGGCGGTTGCCGGGTCAGAGATGGCCTGCCAAAGCGTCGGAGTTGCATCCGGGAGCGCATAGATCAGTCGGTCGGAGTCGACGCCTACGATCCACGTCTTCCAGCGGTACAGGCCGATGAGCGGCGCCGTCCCGAGCCCTGTCGTAGCGTACGACACGAGAGCTGGGCGGATGCGCTGCACGCCAGCGACGTCTGGTAGCCAGTTGACAAGCTTCGACGTCGCCGGAGACATGTCATCAGCGGTCGAGACCAGCCCGGCGGATATGTCGACCTGAGTCAGCACGTCAGTTAGCGGTTGCCGCCCGGCCTATCTCGTAGACCTTCGCATCGACCGGGTTGTACTCGAGCAGCAGGTTGACCCTGTTTCCCGTTGCAGGTGCGACTGCTCCGGACAGGACATACTGCGCGTTGAACGTCCACGTCACTGCGCCGCCGCTGGTATTCGAGCAGATGAGAGAGAACTTGCGCCCGAACCCTGTGGCGGCCACGGCATTTACGGTCACGGTGATGCCACCTGCTGTGGCCTCTAGTCTGATGGCGCTCGACTGTAGCGGCAGCGGCGTAACGGATCCGTTGGCTCCGAACGTGTAACCGACGGGGGACGTCGACGAGGTTCGCGAGTCAAGGATATCGGGGCTGATACCCTGCTTGTCATCGATTTGAGCGCCGGCCGTCGCGGCGATGTTGATACCGTGGGCAGAACCGCCGCCGAGGATGCCGCCGTTGCCGGCGATGACGGCGAACCCGGTACCAGTGATTTTGATGGCATCGGCAGCGCCCGTGTTGGTTGCGTCGATGTAGTTGCCGAAGATCATGCACCCGGTAGTAGCAACCGATACGCACGCTCCTGATGACCCAGCTCTCTCGATCAGGCATCCGATAATGGCCGCGCCAATCGTGCCCGATATCTTGACCGAGAAGCTGGACGCATCGGTGTTGTTCCCGCGCACTGACGAGTTGACGAGGAACCCAACAAACCCACCAGTCATGTCAACGCCAACTCTGAACATCGGGCCGTCGACCGTGACCCCAGACAGAGACAGGCACTGCCCTGAAATCGCCGTCCCCGTCGAAGTAGAAGAGTGGGTGATCTTGATGTCACGTACTGCGTGATTGATTGCAGACGTCCCCGACGTCGAGAATGTCAACACGCCAGCAGTAGCTCCAGTCTGACGAAGCACGGACTTCGCCCCCGAGCCGACGATATTAACCCCAGTAGTGCCGATCGTGAGCGCGGACGAAAGTTGATATGTTCCTGCTGGGACGAAAACGATACCTCCGCCAGCGGTCGCAACGCGTGTGATCGTCGCCTGAATGGCCGCCGTGTCGTCCGTGACGCCATCGCCGACGGCGCCATAGTTCTTCACGGACAACAGCATCTCGGTAAGGACGGCGCCAGGATTGCGCTCGGCGGCGTCGGAGTATGCCTTGTACGTCCATAGACCGGAGGACCCGCCAAAGGCAGTGGACCATCCGTCGAGCACGGTTTGTAGCCTAGTCTCTGAGCCGCCGCTGAACGCCGCCGACTGGATGTACTCCGATTCGGCTCTGGTCGTGTTCACGTTTCCGTCGAACAGCGTCGTGACGTCTAGTGAATCTTTTACAATGATCCGCGTCGGCTGCTGCGTGTATGCCGTTCCTGTCCCGCCCGCCGTAAGGATGAGCGGCGGCGTGATGGCAGTGGCGGCAGCACTGTCGGCGTAGACCGTGACAGGGGTGAGCGTACCTGGCTGGTAGAACCGGCAGCGGCCGGAGGCGACAGGGAGACCGGCGCTCGTCGCCATCCCAGCCGAAAGCATCTGAATCAATGAAACGGTGGCAGCCATTAGCCCGCACCTCCTCCGCTCGAGTACATGCCCCAAGGCGAGAGCACCATGTTCCCCCTCTCGGAGTCGGAGTTGACAAGATTTGACAGCTCTTGCTCGTACAGCGGCTTGAACGTCTGGATGAGACCCGTCTGCATGAACTTCGGCGCGAGCTCGATGGTCAATGCGTAGATCAGACAGTTCGACCATTCCGACGGGAAGTCAGGCGTGTCAGACCCGGACGTGAAGTCGGCGGCGCGCGTGTACGCGACGTACTCCAGCGTGTCACCCGTCTGGTCTGGCACTGGCCAAAGTTTCAGCGTCGCGCCGCCAAGCGTCTGTTCGAAGAAGAACTGACGCGAAGGCCCGGCCATCGTTCGGTCAGCCAGGACCATGTAGTCCATGCGCGACATGGCGAGCACCTGCATCGCGGAGGTTTCGCCACTGCGCGTGTACCGCGCCGGATCGTCGACGAGCAGCACGTCGGACGCCAGCGTGACCGTATCCGTACCTGCTGTCATGGTCGCCGTCCGCCGCACCGTACGCCACAGTCGCTTCCCGGTCGTGTCGATGCGCTTGACGATGCGATTCAGCGCGCGAGCGCCTACCTCGAACAACGGCGAGTTGGTGTTGTCGCGGGCGGCGCCAGGTGCGAGCGCGCCGACGTTTTCCAGGGCGCTCGAAATAATATCGTCGCGGGAGTCCTGGAAGCTTGTGGTTGCTCCGATGGTCATGGCCCGTCCGTGATCGTGGCGTTGTTCGTGGTGTTGATGAACGGCACGTCAGAAAAGGCCTTGGCGGTCCCGCCAACCGAAAGCACGTTCCCTGACGTCGCGGCCGTGCAACCTGCCTTTGGGACCGAGTAGGACGACCCTTGCGGCACGCTGAATATGTTCGACGTGTTGCTAGCGCCGTATACCGTGCCGCCGTCTGATGGCAATCTGACGCGGCCTCCAGAAAACGCTGGGTTCGTCGTCGAGAACACCCCGAGCTGAAGCCTAGGGGTCGTGTTAGGTACGCCGCTCAACGACGACGTCTCGTCGAGAAAGACTCTCGCCTCGGCGCCATACAACATCGCCTCCTCCTGGAATCTCGCCCCAGAACCATTCATGAAGTTGACTCGGCATCTCATGAATGCTGGACAGTGGAAGTTTCCCGAGTGATGCAAGAACGTGATCGCCGACGTCGATGCCGTTCCATAGAACAAGTCGCCTCCCCAGAACGTGAATCCTCCGGTCCACGATCCGGACGTGCCATTACCGGACTGTGGTCCCGTCTCGATGATGCATTTCATGATGTACGATGCAGACCCGCCTAAATTCGGATTGCTGAACGAAGAGACGACAGCTTGTCCGATCTTTAGTTGTGCAACGGCTCCGTACTGAATGTCCGGGAGAAATGGGTACGCCGGGAGTCGGTACAGGTCGTAGACGCCGAATGACTTGCCGTTTACGAAGTCTCCGGGCTCGGCTGGATTTGCCGACGGAACCACGGTCCCGTGCTGCTCGTACATCGGCGTCGAGATCTGCGCGACGTTCGCCGACGCAGCGCCGAGAACGAACGCGTATGTGCTGTCCGAATCTATGACCATCTTCCCGACGTAGGACGCGGCAGACGTAAGGTTCATTAGGTACGTCTGTCCTGTGCCGGCTCCGACGTTCTTGGCTGTGTAACCGGCCATCGTACCGGTGGCCAGTGGCGCCCCAATCTTCCCGGCGAACATTGGGAACGCCGAAGACGTCGGGGCCGTGCGAACATTCGCCATGACCCGAGCGTCGGACAGCGGTATGTCGCCCATGATGCTGAACAGAGGCGACGTCGTGTACCCTGGGTGGCCAGCTAGGCGCCTGTCGAGTTCTGCCATTGTCTTGAGCGGAACCGCCTCTGCCGCGGCCTGCGTGGCTCCCCAGCCCTTGTTTTCGTCGCTCCCGCCTACCGGATCGATTGCCCAAAACTGCGCAGCGTGAAACACACGGTTTGGCACGCCCATTCGCTCAAGCTGGCCCAGCCCGTCGTTGGTGGCGAACACTACCCCGTCGACCGGCGTCAGCGTGCCGCCCTGACGAAACCTGAAGTAGTCGCCATACGTGTCGACGTAGACCGCATGGTCGATATCTGCACTATATTGCGACGTCGCGATGGCGCGCGCCGCGCTGATGTTTGCGACGCGAACGCTCACGGGAAGCCCTCGTCTTCGTCCGTCGCTCCTATGGCATCGAACTGCGACGGCACGCCTACCGCTACGTCCGGCTCGGGACGTCGCCGTCGGTACGCTGCGATCTCCTGGTCGTATTCGAAGGCAGATTTCTCCATGCAGGAGTCCGTGCATCGATACAGGCGGTCGGCGCAGTAGCGCAGCTGCGACGGAAACAGGCGACGCCGCCCACAAACAGAGCAGGCAGACAGCACCTCGCCGTTGACGAAGTCTGTCTGCCTGTTCATGCGGCCCCCTTCGGTTAGCCAGACTGCGGAGTAATGTCGATGGCGGCCTTGCCGATAACGCCGCCGCGCGTGGACCCGAACACCAAGTTGCCAGGGGTAGCGAACGCCGTAGCACCGCCGGTCGCAGCCTGAATGATGCAGGTGCAGAAGTTCACCGCACCGGTAGTGCTCGCGCTCGCGATGGCTGCGACCGTAGACGACGCCTTCTTGTTGTTGAAGGTACAGTCTTCGATCCATACGTTCGTCGGAGCGTTGGCAAGGTTGATGACGCCGTTCGACGTCGAGTTGACCGCCGTGCTGAATCGGCATCCGTACATGGTGAACTTGTCGACGGCCGCCGTGGTCGTCAGGATGTCCGTCGGGTTCGTCGCGAACGTCTCGCTGATCACCTCCACGCCGAGCAGCGTGTACTTCGTCGCGCCGCTGGCGACCGTGATGCCCGTGGTCGTCAGCTGCGTGGCGCTGGTGGCCGGCTTGATCTCGACGGCATCAAGGCCGCAATCAGCCGCGGAGGCTGTCAGGGCCGCAGTGACCACCGTGGCCGCCGTGCTCGAGAAGTTGAACACACAGTTGCGGATCCAGCACCCGGCGATGTTCTGCAAGAGCGCCGATGCCGCCGCAGTCCAGTTGAACAGCGGCCGCTGGGAGCCGTAGCCGAGGCCGATGATGTTGAGGCCGGTGGCAGACGTTCCGGTCAAGCCGCTGATGCTCGTGGACGCCGTGATGCTCTCGACGTGGCCCGGCAGGATGCAGATGGTAACGCCAGGTCGATTGTTGACCTTAGCGAGCGCCCCTGACGTTCCGAATAGCGCCGACAGCGGCCGATCCGGGGTGGAACCGTCGCCAGCCGGAAGGCCAGAGCGGTTACCCACCCAGATGGTCGTGCCGCCGCCCCACGCCTGCGCCGCGTACGACGCCGGGGTGACGACCCACCCGAACGAGCTGACCCCGTTCGGGTAGTTGGTGACTTTGCCTGGTGCTCCCATGGTGGTCGCTCCTTACGTCGCGTTCGAGGCGTAGACGCAGCGGAAGTTCTCGGCGCCCCACATCGCGCGGAAGAAGCAGATGAAGATCGCCTGCATCGTCAGCGCAACATTGTCCCGCTCGAAGGTCGGCCGCTCCCGCCAATCCCAGTAGAACCCGTCGTCAGCGTCGGTCTGCACGTACCAGCGCGTGGTGTTGGTCAGGTAGTCGAAGGTCATCACCTTCGTGCCCTGGATGACCGACGGATCGTTGTTTGCCGAGCCGAGCGTCTTGGTCGACTTGGACAGCTTCTCGGCGAGCACGTCGAGGGCGCTCGGGACGATCAGCTGCTTCATCATGACCGGGGCCAGCATGCCGTCGCTGCCGACGGTCGTGCGAAGCGCCGTGCGAATGTCCTCGAGGGCAGCCTCGGAGAGAGCCGCCGGTACCGCCAGCGTGTTGGCCACCGTCAGCCCGTACGGAGTCACGTGCGAAGCCGAGCAGAGCTCGACGTTGTCAGCCGTGACCGGATACGCCGAGTTGTGCGACCGGTCGAGGAACTGCGCGAAGAGGTACTCCGGGGTCTTTTTAGCGGCCCGGCCGAGCGCCTGAGCAGGCGTCTTAAGCTGCGAAATCTTGACGTCGGTGACCGCCTCGCGGCTGATTTCCATGGCCCCGGCGAAGGTGGCGACCTGGACGCGCTTCGGAGTGCCGAGCGCGGTGGTCAGCACCTTCATGGGGCTGTTTTCGTTCTTCTGGGTCAGCTGCTGAGCGCCGGCCCAATCGCTGAACTCGCGAATCGGCTCGTCGACCTTGTTGACCTTCGCGATCTTGGAGAACTGCTCGGCGATGTCCTCCATCGAGCTGTTGAACCACTTGCGCTCGACAGGCTCGATCGCGGCGTACCATTTTGCGATGTTTTCCATGGATCAGGCTCCCAGGCTGGCCGACAGCGCCGGCTCGTCGAAGGTGCAGTTCGGGGCAACGATGATGGCGACATTCGCGGCGTCGACGTCGTTCGTCGCCGAGCCGATTTCGAAGTCCTGAAGGCGCCAGGGCAGCGTCGCCGTGGTGTTCTTGCCGGTCGCCGTGATGAAGTGGCCGGAAAGACCCGTGGTGGTCGACCCCGCGGACAGCGTCATCGCGAAGTTCTGATTGATGTCGGTAAGCGTCAGCGCAGTCGAACAAGACGCGGTGAACAGCGTGTTGACCAGGTTGTCGACGAGGTAGATGTACGAGGCGTTGTCGGGGGCGACGCCGCTCGACGTGTAGAGCGTCGCCGCGGGCAGGTACTTCGCCTCGCGCCGAGTCCCCGCCGCGTCGGTGTATACCGCGCCATTCGAGCTTCCCTGCGTCGCCGTGGTGCCCGTGGTGGCCACGACGAAATCGCCGCCGCCGTTGTCCACGACCGCGTCGTACAGGAAGATCGCCGTGGTGTTGTTGGTCAGGACGCGACCGCGGCGAAGCGTGATGCTCCCGCCGCCCTTGACCGCGTACGGTCGGAAGCCTTTCAGTGCAGTGTTCGCCATGTCACTTTCCTCCGGTCAGTTCCGAGGAAACGACCGACTTGGCGTGAGCGCCGCTCGTCGCGTCCCCCGAGTACACCTGGACCCCGTATCGGGTCTGCTCGATCT